AAAGGCTTCAACAATGTCGCCAAGACAGTTGACGGTCAGTTCGTCGTCGTGGTCAAGTTCTACGAAGATTGATCCACTTGCGAGTCCGCAGCATCGACGCTTTACTTCACCGATGCGACCACATGGCTTGGACGACTTGAATACCTTGATCCGTCGGTCATGGGCGGCAAGGTTCTTTGCGATTTCAAATGTCTTGTCATCTGGAGAGTCGTCATAGATGACCCATTCCCAGTTGTCATAGGTTTGTTCGCAGAGAGATTTATATGGTCGGAGTATGCCGGTACCGGTATTATGCGTAGGCGTGAAAACCGATACGAGAGGTGTTTCGGGGAAACGCTTCTCGGTGGCCGTGCTGACGTAACTACCAATAACGTGTTGCGCTACGAGTGACGGGTCCATGTCGGTTTCGTCGTAATGAAGCCAACGCTTGCGTACCTCAATCGACTGATTGTTCAGGTTCGGGAAATCAGCAATGTCACCGAAAGAGCAAATCACGTTGAAGTGATGCCCTGCCAGTTCATAGCCAATCTCACCGTCATCGGAAAGTTGACGAGTTGAAAACCCATCAGCCTCATAAGTAGCAGTCCCCGGAAGGATCAACTCCTCGGCATCAAAATCGTTTCCAATAAGTAGTACGGAGATAAGACCAGAATCCATAGGGTGGATTCTAGTCACCCCTGATGCTGAGGCGCTCGGATCTGTAGAAGCGCAGCACGGCAAGCAACGTGGAGGTCGTACCAGTCGTTGTCATCATCGGGTTGCTGCATAAAGAACCCGAGTCGCTCCACAAGTTCAAAAGGTAGTTCTACCCAAACAGATTTATCTTGTTCGATCATTCGATTCCATTCCGTGCCTCAAGCGCACGAATCCGCGCGGCTTGTTCGGTCACTCGAAGTTCCAGAGCATCAAGGCGGGCATCTAGGTCATGTACGGCCTGTGCGGTCTGCATGTGGTTTTCTAACCAAGCAGAAATCTGGTCATTGTTCTCTTGCCATGTCACTTCAGCGGAGTTGAGGCTATTGATCGCTTGTTCTCCACCATTGGCAATAAGGTCAATCTCATTAGAAAAGCCAAGAGATTGCGCTCCTTTGTCTCGATCAAAAACGCTATTTGGTTTATAGCCAAAAATCTCAGGCGGTTTGGTGTTGTCTGGAAGGCTTTCAAGTCCCATGATGATCCTCAATATTTGATGATGAAGTTAAGAAGGAGATATGGCTGAAGGTTTGTGTGAGCGGCTGAAGCAGATACTCCGCTCGGGTATGACGTATCACCAATATAAACGCCAGTAGTTGTTTCTCCAGCGATGCTTCCTTGTTTAACGCTTGAAGCATTAGAGCCTGAACAAGCCTGAAAATCAGAATCTGGATAATAATCAACGTATGTATGAGTGTGGTTTTTAAGTGCCGACTCTGCTGCACTTAAAGTGACGGACGCAGTTCCCCCTGTTGATCCAGCAGAACCGACAGCATAAGGAACTCTTGTCCTCATATCTGGAACTTGAAACCCACCGCTTGATCCATAGGTTGTTCCAATGACCGCATAAAGTGCTGGATGCGTTGCGGTTGCGAATCCGGTTCCATCGCAAAGAAGCCAACCTTTAGGGATTGTTGATGAGGGCCATAGCATTATGGTTCCAACAGGGATTTTTCTTGTATTCTGCGAAACGCTCTGACTGACTAAATCCCTACTCATGGCAACGCCTTGATGATGAAATACATGGACAGATATGGCTGAAGGTTTGTGTGAGCAAGTCCGTTTGCTTCAGTAACGCCGCCAGTGTTTCCACCATAGTTGATATCGTTGAATGAACCATAGTCATTACTGCCAGTATCGCATTGATTCGCTCCACGCATACTGGCGTCGTAGTTAATGTGTTTGTGTCCAACCATCCCCGTTTGTGCTGGAGTAAGAGCAACAGAAGTTGCGCCCCCAGTTGCACCCGGACTGTCCCCCCCGGAACCAACAGGCACGCGCGAAGACATATTCGGAACTTGAAACCCACCAGATGAACCATAAGTAAGTCCGATTGCTGAATAAAGGGCAGGGTAAGTCGCTATTGCGTAACCAGTACCATCACACAGTAGCCAACCCTTTGGCAGTGAAGTTGTGAATGGATACATCAAGATTGTCCCAACAGGGAAATCCATCTTGGTTAAAGAGACTTGAGCGGAAACGTAATCAGCCATCAGTAAGCCCTGATAATAAAGTTGAGAACCAAATAGGGCATACGGTTTTCGTGTGAACTACTAGCATCAGATGCTGACGCATCGCCTGTATAGCGAGCCAGTTCGCTTTGACTATTTGAGTTTAGCCAGTAAGTGCCAGCGGTAAGGGCCGTCCCATAAAGTCGGTAATAGTCGTTGTATGAATGAGTATGACTTGGAAGTCCAGATTGAGCGGAAGTAAGGGTGACAGACGAGTAGCCGCCAGTAGAGCCGATAGCGCGTCCCAATCCCGCTTCGGTGATGCCGACGCCAGCGCCATTAGCCCCTGTTAAAGCGCCAGTTGCTGTACCACCAGCCCCTACGGGAACCCTGCCAGCAAGGTTGGGGAGGAGAAAGTTGGTTGTTCCATTACCGCCATAAGTGGTTGAAAGCACCGAGTAGAGAGCCGGGTAATCAGCAATAAGAAGCGTTGCTCCTTGACAAATCAACCAACCGGCAGGAACAGTGCCGCCCGCATACATAACCATCATGCCCACTGGCACTGAAACGGTAGGTTCAGAAACGTACTGGCTGACTTCTCTCATGATCAGGTGATGGTGTTGACGTAACCGTGGATAGAAATAACATTTGTTGTAGCAGCAAAGGCGCGTACTACGAGCGGAGTTGCGTTGCCCTTAATCAAAAGGCCGGGGGCAATAAGGACAAGACCAGACTCGGGCTGAACCGTTACTTCAATAAAATCCGTGTAAGTGGTGTTTCCCCACTGAATAGTTAACTTTTGTGCTGACGTTGTAGCATCGGCTGTACCCATTGTATGGACCGCATAAAGCCATATTTCATGCAGCGTGCTTGTAACAGTAGGTCCAGTATGGAGAGTTGTTCCAGTGCCTGAAGTGGCTGCAACAATAATGCCCCTCCCGTCAGTAGATCCACTGAGGATTGTTTTAGCGTAAGTAGCCATTATTACCTTCCGAAGATTTGTGAAGCGAGAATCATCTGATCGCTATCTGCAATCAGGTTGGGGTTCAGTGTTGAGATAACTGTACCCGAAACGGGCATAGTGACCGAAGTCGCTGCCGTCTGAATCAACTCAATGGCGTAAGCACCAGTAGTCGTTACGTTGCCACCAATGGTAATCGTCTTACCCGTGTTAGCGACACCAGTGCCACCGTATTGACCGGCAACTACAGAGCCGTTCCAAGTGCCGGTCGTAATGGTTCCGACGGACGTCAGGGACGAGGATGTAACCCCAGAGCCAAGAGTCGTTGAAGAAAGAACCGTAGTTCCGTTGATTTCGTAGACCTTGCCCGAGGCGAGATCAATGTCCTGGTTAAAGGTCCATGCATCAGTCGCATCAACCCAAGTGATGGTCTTGTCGGTTGTTCCCTTGAGGGTGATGCCGCCACCATCGGCAGTTACGTCTGTGGGACTTGCTACTGAGCCGAGTTCAATGTTCTTGTCATCAACTGAAACTGTTGTGGTGTTTACGGTTGTGGTAGTTCCGTTGACTGTGAGATTACCCGTTACGACGAGGGCATTGTTTACGGTGGTTGTTCCGGTAACAGCACCAATACCAACAGTTGTTGCAGCACCTCCAATATTGACCGTGGTTGCATTCGTGTTGAATACAGTTGCTGTGCCAGTGCTGGTTGTGGTGATGTCTGCGCCATTAACTGCAAGATCGCCAGACAGCGTCAACCCAGCGAACGAGGGAGAAGACGTTGTGTTTATGTTCTGGGGGAGTGACAGTGTGATTGCTGCGGTTTCGGAACCAGACCCACTGACATTGACTTGATCGGTTGTTCCGGCAATCGTTGCTACATAGTTGCCAGTCGTGTCCGTGCCTAGCGCAACCGAGTTCGCTGCAATCGTCGCAGTAAGAGTTGCATCGGCAGATCCGTTGATGCTTACCGAACCACTTAGATCCCCGCCAAGTGTGATCGTCCTGCTGGTAGTCCAAGTGGCAGCCGAACCTGTCGTGTTGGCATTGATCGTTGCAGGAAGACTGAGAGTTACAGCAGCACTTTCAGAACCCGAACCGGTTACCTCGATCTCGTTTGCGGTGCCTGCAATGGTTGCGATGTAGTTGCCGGTTGTATCAACGCCGAGATCAACTGAGTTCGTAGCGATTGTCGCTGTAAGGGTTCCGGATGCGAGGTCAGTGAGAGTAACTGAACCGGTGAGGTCGCCGCCAAGCGTGATCGTTGGATCAGGCTTATTGGTTGTGTTTGTCCAGTCCAAGTAATGCGAACCGTGTTGACCATCCAACTGATCGGCGTTGAGGTTAGTGACTACTGACGTGGAGGTAACAGCGATGGCGTTGGCGTTGAGTGTTCCTACGACATAAACAGTGCCGTCGTCTGCGATGCGGAGTCGAACAGCCGTCGCGTCAGCGTCGTAGAAGGCAAGTGATCCAGCGGTGATTGCCGAACCGGTTCCCGTGGAAATGATTCGGTATTCACGTCCGCTTGTGGCGGTGTTGTCAAGTGAGAGACGTGAGTTGAAGTGTGAGTTGGTGAGCGCGAGAAGATTGACATCATCCCCATCACCGTTGACTGTTACTGCATGGAACGTCGGATCCTCGTTGACGCCGACTGAGATCGTGTCGGTTCCGGCGTTTGTTGTGATTTGTACGTTTGAAATTCCGGCAAGTGTCAGAGTGTCGTTTAGGTTGTCGGCAACGACATCAGACTGACCTGAAACTGCAAAGGTCGTGAAGCCTTCCGATGGTGCGCCTTGGAAACCCTGGAAACCTTGGTTGCCCTGCGGACCGGTTGAACCTTGTACACCTTGGTTGCCTTGGAAACCTTGATTTCCTTGAGTGCCGGTTGAACCTTGTGTCCCCTGTGAACCGGTTGCACCTTGAGTTCCTTGCGCCCCTACGGAACCTTGTGCGCCCGTAGAACCTTGTGTTCCGGTGTCGCCTTGTGGCCCTTCAGCACCTTGCGCGCCTGTGCTTCCCTGTGCGCCCGTGCTTCCCTGTGCGCCCGTGCTTCCCTGTGCGCCAGTTGAACCTTGATCGCCGGTTGCACCTTGCGCTCCAGTCGCACCCTGTGAACCTGTTGCCCCTTGAGAACCCGTCGCACCCTGCGAACCGGTGTCACCTTGGAAGCCCTGATGACCCTGCGCCCCCTGTGAACCCGTGGCACCTTGCGCTCCAGTGGTTCCTTGTGCGCCGGTTGCACCTTGAACACCTTGGCTGCCTTGTGCGCCAGTAGCGCCTTGGTCCCCTTGTGGACCCTCAACACCCTGATGCCCTTGGACGCCTTGTGAGCCGGTGTTGCCCTGTGGGCCTTGCGAGCCTTGCGCGCCAGTTTCACCCTGAGGACCTTCGTCCCCTTGGAAACCTTGATGACCTTGAACGCCCTGATCGCCTTGGCTTCCTTGCGCTCCCGTTTCACCTTGGAAGCCTTGGAAACCCTGGTTGCCTTGCGCTCCAGTCAAACCCTGATCGCCCTGCGCTCCAGTTTCGCCTTGGAAACCCTGTGAGCCTTGAACGCCCTGATTGCCTTGAGCGCCGTCATCACCTTGATGACCCTGCGCTCCCTGCGACCCCGTTGACCCCTGAACGCCAGCATTTCCTTGCGGACCCTGAGCGCCGGTTACGCCTTGCGGACCTTCGTCGCCTTGAGCGCCAGTTACGCCTTGTGAACCCTGTGAGCCAGTAGCTCCTTGGAAACCCTGATGACCTTGCGTTCCTTGAGAACCGGTAGCTCCTTGATCGCCTTGTGCGCCCGTGGCTCCCTGCGAACCCGTAGCACCCTGTGAACCCGTAGCGCCTTGTGCGCCCGTTGCCCCCTGATCGCCTTGCGGGCCAGTGTCGCCTTGGAATCCCTGATGACCTTGGAAGCCTTGATTTCCTTGATGACCCTGAACACCTTGTGCGCCAGTCGATCCCTGACTTCCTTGAGAACCAGTGGCACCCTGAGAACCTTGCGCTCCACTTACACCTTGATCGCCTTGAGTTCCCTGCGCTCCGGTAGAACCTTGCGCTCCGGTAGAACCTTGCGCGCCGGTCGCCCCCTGTGCGCCGGTGGAACCCTGATCGCCAGTTGCGCCTTGTGCGCCGGTAGATCCCTGAACACCCTGCGTTCCTTGATTTCCTTGGAAACCTTGCGTGCCTTGCGTACCTTGAGGACCTACAGCACCGTCAAGGTTTACCGTCCACGAGGAGAACGTTCCAGAGCCGACCTTTGATTGCATGGCAACGGAAAGCGCACCCGTACCCGAGTTGTACGAAATGATTTCGCCATTCATATGGTGGCTCTCGTCATTTGCAATGACGATGGTTTGAGCAGCCGAATAGGCAAGACCCGTTCCAACCGTAAGGTTGAGCGTTCCCGTGTCGGTGATAGTGAGTTCTGTTGAAGACGTGGTTGAGTACTTGTCGCCCGTTACGCCTTGATAACCCTGAGAGCCTTGTGCGCCAGTCGTGCCGGTCGCACCTTGTGGTCCGGTTTCTCCCGTCGCACCTTGTGAGCCTGTTGTGCCTTGCGCTCCAGTCGCACCTTGTGAACCGATTTCACCTTGGTAACCCTGGAAACCACGAAGACCCTGTGCGCCCGTTGATCCTTGCGTTCCCTGATCGCCGGTTGCACCTTGTGGTCCTTGTGAACCGGTAAGTCCTTGTGCGCCTTCGTCTCCTTGGGGGCCAATGTCACCTTGTGGTCCTTCGGCTCCTTGGACACCCTGATCACCTTGAACGCCTTGTGGCCCGGTATCGCCTTGGACACCCTGATCGCCCTGAACGCCTTGTGGCCCAGCATCGCCCTGAAAGCCTTGCGGACCTTGATCACCTTGGTCACCTTGTGCGCCTTCAATGCCCTGAGGTCCGGTGCTGCCCTGTGATCCCTGCGAACCAGTTGTTCCCTGATGGCCTTGTACGCCCTGTGCGCCTTCGGCACCTTGCGAACCCTGACTGCCAGTTTGACCTTGTGGGCCTTGATCGCCTTGATGACCCTGATGTCCTTGAACGCCTTGTGTTCCTTGGAACCCTTGGAAACCTTGTGCGCCGGTCGAGCCTTGCGCGCCTGTCGCTCCCGTCGCACCCTGAACACCTTGCGTTCCTTGCGCGCCAGTTTCACCTTGTGTTCCTTGCGCTCCAGTTGAACCTTGGAAACCTTGGTGACCTTGATTGCCTTGAGCGCCAGCAGAACCCTGATGACCTTGCGGTCCAGTTTCACCTTGCGAACCTTGAAAGCCCTGAGAACCAGTTGCTCCCTGCACGCCTTGATCGCCAGTTACACCCTGATGTCCTTGAGCGCCCTGAGTTCCCGTTGCACCCTGAACGCCCTGAGAACCTTGTGCGCCAGTGTTTCCGATAACACCCTGAAAGCCTTGCGCTCCCTGCACACCTTGATAACCCTGCGGGCCAACTTGGGTGTACATGACCTGAGTGGCCGTAAGGATGATTGACGGAACTGCCGGGCTGACGGGGGATGTGCCAGCAGCAAGAGACTCAACCGCTAGTTGAGTGCTAGTTCCACTCCAATAAACCTGAACAGCATCACCAGCAGCGGCTTCAGCGACGTAGTTAATAGTTATGACTTGGCGATTTGGGTTGCTTACATCCTTGCGCGGCTGCAAGTCCATTTCTGTGGCAGAATCCGAGTAATCAACCCCGTTCAACTTCAGCCAGAAGATTGACTTCTCAACAGAGTTTGCCGAGTTACTGATCTGTATTGAGAACGTAAGACTGTAGACACCGGCATAAGCGAAGGTGACTTCATCGCCGTTCTCAACAGTTACACCATTGCCATCAGCAGTTGTCCCAATCGAAACAACTTGGGCGACAGTCGTGGAAACCAACGGCTGGTCAGTCATGTCATAGAAGGAACCCCAGTAGCCAAGTGCGCCACCAGCACCTTGCGTGCCAGTTGTTCCTTGGTAACCCTGATAGCCCTGATAGCCCTGAGTACCTTGCGTACCTTGCGTACCTTGCGTACCCGTGGTTCCTTGTGAACCCTGTGCGCCTGTCAGGCCTTGCGGACCTTGCGAACCCTGCACACCCTGTGAGCCGGTAGTTCCTTGAACGCCTTGCGCTCCAACTTCACCTTGGAAACCTTGATGTCCTTGGAAACCTTGATCGCCCTGAACTCCGGCTACGCCCTGTGCGCCAACAGAACCCTGTGAACCAACAGAACCCTGTGCGCCTGTCGATCCTTGTGAGCCTTGCGAACCTGTAGCGCCAGTTTCACCTTGAGAACCTTGGTAGCCCTGTGCGCCCTGCGAACCGGTAGAACCTTGTGCGCCAGTTACGCCTTGGTCGCCCTGAAAGCCCTGCGCCCCTTGGGCGCCTTTGTCGGCAAGCAGCGTCCAGAATGTCCCCTCACTTGGAGTGTCACCGACATTGCCACCATGGGCGTCAATTCGATACCAAGTCTTCCCGTCGTATGTCGCAACGTCACCAATAGCGTAAGAAGTTCCTCCGCCGTATGCCCCAGTAAAGTTCCAAAGAGCAGCAGTTCCCTGATCACCTTGTGCGCCTTGGACGCCCTGATCGCCCTGTGCGCCTTGTGTGCCTTGATCGCCTTGAGGACCAGCGTCACCTTGAAAACCTTGCGGACCTTGGTCCCCAAGGAATCCTTGCGGTCCTGAATCACCTTGGTTGCCTTGTGGACCAGTGTCGCCTTGGAAACCCTGTGGTCCTTGGATTTGACCAACATTGTCCCAACCACTGCCATGCCAAACGTAAAGGTCACCATCAACGAGGTACCCGTCACCGAGTGAACCAGTCGGGTGAGCATCAATCAGAGCTGCGTAATCTAGATATGAACCAAGAATTGTTACCGAAGTTCCATCATCGCCCTGCGGTCCTTGGTCGCCTTGAAAACCTTGCGGACCCTGATCGCCTTGGAAACCCTGGCTCCCTTGATCACCCTGAAAGCCCTGTGGGCCGGTATTCCCCTGAAAACCCTGTGGTCCCTGATCACCTTGGAAACCCTGTGGTCCTTGGTCCCCTTGAGAACCCTGTGGGCCGGTATCACCCTGAAAACCCTGAGGCCCTTGATTTCCTTGATAACCCTGATTGCCTTGATTTCCTACAAGACAAATTGAAAGCGTGTTGTATGTTTTGAACCCAGGGCTTAAAGAATGCGTAACAACCGCAACTATGTCACCCGTTGCTGGATTGTAAGAGTTTACAAACATGTACTGTATGACATCATCAGTTGGTGCATATACAGATAGTGTTTGCCCAGCACTAAATGCTAATCCTGGTGCTATAGGACTTTGATAATAATTTTCACCTACTGCTTGAAAATAGTACTCACCTGTGTTTTGCGTAGTGCAAATTAAAGGTGTGGTGCCTTGATTGCCTTGGAAACCCTGAGCGCCTTGATCGCCCTGTGGTCCCTGATCACCTTGGAAACCTTCATTTCCTTGATCGCCTTGAAAGCCCTGTGGGCCATCGTCGCCTTGAAAGCCCTGTGGACCTTCATCGCCTTGTGTTCCTTGAAAGCCCTGTGGGCCTTCATCGCCCTGTGTTCCCTGTGAACCCTGTGAACCCTGTGAACCCTGTGTTCCTTGTGAACCCTGTGAACCCTGAGAACCCTGAGAACCAGTTTGTCCGACTACGCCTTGAGAACCTTGAAAACCTTGTGGACCAGTAGAGCCTTGAGTTCCCTGTGAACCGGTAACCCCTTGCGAACCCTGCGATCCAGTGGAACCCTGAACTCCCTGTGAGCCAGTAGCACCCTGCGAACCCGTAGCACCTTGAAAACCTTGAGTTCCTTGAAACCCTTGATGACCACGCGGCCCTTGGATTCCTGGCAATTCAACGAAGACCTCGTTGGGAAGATCCTCAACGATTGTTACTTCGTATCGAAGTTCTTCAATATTGACATTGTTAGGGCCAACCTCAAGAACCTCTACAGAAATTTCAGGGTCTTGATTGACTCCTGTCATCGCGTGACCTCGGAGTCAAGGTAGAAGGCACCCTTTAATAGTCGGATGACCGTACCCGAATCGGATTCAAGCTCAAGGTCGTAAACGCCAGGACGAGGAATGTCTGAAGTGTCATCGGCATCAATGGTTAGCGTAATTTCCCCAGTTTCGCCGCCAAGAGAAATACGTCCGTTTTCAGTTGTCAGTTCAATGAGAGCCGCCGTAGCGTCCATGTCTCGACGTACCTGCATACGCGCGGTATAGCCCGTGAGATCAATTGGGTCACCGGCACCGTCTGTGGCATTAATTACCCTAGTAAAGGTGGCACCCTGTTCGCAGATGAAGTTGTAAATTCCAGCGGCCATGGGAAAACTCCTTTAAGGGCAATACTAAACGCCGTTAGCCATAAGACCAAGTAAAGCCATTTGACAGTTGTTTAACTGTGCGAAATCGGGGGCGTTGTTTAAGGAAAAGCGGCTGTGCCGTATTCCATTAAAACTCAGCCCTCGGAAACCTCATCAACTTCAATTTCAACAACTGGAGTTGCACTAAAGAAAGAAGCGATTGTTGGATCACCAATCTTTGATGAAATCCAAGCAAGAAGAACAGTGATGACAGGCATGACAATGAAGATAAGCTCGGTGTCCATGCCATACTTGACTAGTAGGTAGGTGATGAGAGAGGCCACTAAGCCTTTACCGGCTTGGTCTACTGCCTGCGACTTAATTGTTGGGTTCATTCGCCCTCGTCCTTTGTTTCCGTGTCAATGTGAATCATTTCGGACGCCATCTGGAGCATTCCAATAGCGTGCCATGGACTCATTGTATCTGATGTAACCACTCTGAGGTCCATACCTTTTTCAGTCATGACCTCAATAGCAATAATGTAATTGCTTACTATTGCTTCTCCGATAACATCTTCTATGACCTCATTGAAGTCGTCAATCATTGGTTTAATTCCGACTCAAGTTTTGATACACAAGTTCGGAGTTGAGCTACCTCTGATTCCATTTCGGCGTTCCGGCGCTCACAGTCAGCCATGGCATCACGCATCTGAGTGATTTCAATCTG